AAGAGTAAGAAAAAAAGATTTTGGAATATTTAAAGAAGAACTTGAAAAGTGGGGAAACGAGACAAAACAGTTTAATATAGGTACAGTTGCATTATGTAAATCTAATAATGGATTTGGTCTTGCTGTTTACTATGAGGAAGGATGGATAAACTGCGGAGAATCGGAGGTAAGATGGAGTCCTTTAGACGGCCTGGAGGTCGTAGGGTGTTACTCCCCGCAGAAATTGAATTATGTGAAACAATAGGAATAACAGAAGATGAATATTGGTATTTTGTAGAATTAACACAAGCATATAATGGAAAAAGACCTAAAGAATATGATGAGATTCCTTATGTTGTAAATGGATTTGTTGCGACATTTATAGGTTCTGCAATGGCAGGTAATATTGGAGCACAACTACTTTTAGGAATTATTCTTACAGTTGTTTCAATATTATTAGCACCAAAGCCTAGAGCACCAAAAACTCCTCCTAGTCTTACAACTGCTGGTCAAACAGGTCCAAAAAGATTTGCTCCACAGACAGGTTTTAATTCAGTACAGGAACTTGCAAAACTTGGAGAAATAGTGCCTCTTGTTTTTACTAAGCAAGAAACAGAGATAATAGGAGATTATAAATATTATTATGGAGGTGTTCGTGTTAACACTAGATTGCTATGGTCGCAAATGATAAGTCTTGGCACAGGGCAACAGTTAAAGGCTTTATTTATGATCGGCTTGGCAGATTTAGCAGCTAAACCAGAATTTGCAGGTTACGCAATAGGTGATTTATTACTTAAAAATTATATAAACAAAAAATTAGCTTTATATATAATGACTGATGGTGGTAGACCACAAGAAGGACCAGAAAAATATTCAGAAGGCACTTTGGAACCGCAAGTTGACAGAAACGGCAGTAACTTTAGAGATGTAATGTCTGTTGATTGGGATGAACAGCTTGGTGCTATAGATACTATTGTCAGCAGTGCAAGAACTCCTAATACACAAGTGCAGTTTGGAGCGTATTCACCTATGCCAAACAGCATGAGATATAGGGTTCCTTACGAATTAGTTTTAAAACAGAAAAACTTAAAAAGCGATAATAAAAGAGATATAGATAAAAAAAGACAAAAGCTTAGAACAAATTTTCCAAGATATGCTTCGATAGTAAGTTATAGCGGTAGTAATACAAATAGAACCAGTTTTAATGTTACAAAAAATAAAGATATACAGTACAAGATTGGAGACATGGATAGTGAAACACAGTATGGTGATGAGTTTGACCCTTGGGGTGTAGAAGATGTTAAATCAGCCGTTAATGCTTCAAGAGAAGAATCAGATGATGCTATTCAAGTGGGTGAATCCTACTTAATAGGATCTGCTTTAGCCGTTTGCATTAAAAAAAGCAAACCTATATGGACACCAGAACATTATCAAGATTTTACTTTTAGAGTTGATACACCTGGCAAAATTGATGTAAGAAGCGGTACAGAGGGATTACTAGGTGCTCATGCAGGTTTTCAATTATTAACATTGCAGAAAGTTGCTATCGGAACCATAAGTAACAGTAAAGTTTGTGATGTAACAGAAATAGGTTTGAAGTCAAAAGTTTTTAAACAAATAACAAGTTTTCCTAATGTAAATAGTCATCCTGGTGCTGTCGGCTGGAATGAACAAAATGCTGATACTACAGAAGGAGTTGTCAAAAGATATAACGATGATGATGGAAATATTAGTTTAGGTGGAATGAGTAAATATCTTACTAGATATAGTTTTTTTAGATTACAGGCAAGAGTTGCTGGTGTTGGTGAGGCAGATTGGAATTATATAGACCAAGGCATACCTTTTGGTGTTAGAGGTAATTCACCGCAACCTCAATATAATTTTATAAGAATTAATCATCGCAGTATACCAAAAAAAGAATACGAATTTAGATTTTTGCCTTTTCCAGGAAATTTAGTAAAAAGAGATTTTGTTGATCGAAACAATCCTGTAAGAATATTAAGTTCTGCTGGAGAACTTCTTTCGTATGAGACTAGCCCAAATGAAGAAGTTTATAATATTTATTTTAAAGGATCTCAAGAAAAGCTAAGAAGTGGTGACGTATCAAATACTGAATGGTATTTAGGTGATTTACCGACTGATGTAGACGGAGGTAAAGTTAATAGGATTCTTGAGACTGTTGATGGAACGATACCACAATCTACGAGATGGATAGAAGTAGATAGAAAGACATCTAATATGGATGCAAATTTAAGAGGCGAAGCTGTAATTTTTTATAAAACACAAAATTATGGTAGTACTTGGGTGTGGAGTACAAGAGATAGACCACCTCATTGGTCAGCGTATATTGGAAATAGAAATCAGACAATAAATGGTCCTTTAAGAAATCCAAATACAATTACTATTGGAAATCCTTATGTTCATCCTTATTATGAACCTGGAGATGGTTTTAGATATGGTGTTGGTCCACATATACAAACTTTTAGAGGCAGACCAAAAAACAGACGAGGTGAATATTACGGAATAATTAAATATGAAATGTTAACCCGTGACGTAGATCCTATAGTGCATGAAAATATTTCAACTTCAACAAGCGGAAACGGATCTGGATTAACTGTAAATATTAAAGTTTATTTAAGCCCTATTAATAATCAATATGCTGCTGCTACCTGGGAGATTAATCAAAGAGGTAGTGGTTATAAAGATAGTGACAGGATTAGTATTCCAGCTACAGGAAACTTCCCAGGTAAAAATAATATTGATATAGTTACTGATTTTAGTGAGTTTGTATCAGATCCTTGGCCTGAAGGTAAAAATTTAAACCCATTTGATGCTTTATGTGACTACTATCAATACGATGCAGAACGCAGTAGTCATCAAGACGGACCAGAGCATGAAATAGTTTATGTAAACGAACAGAGTAATCTAGGGAGTTCACCACCATACGCTGTAGATAATGCAGGTATTGCTAACGTTGCCTTACGTCTTAGCAGTTCTAAAGAATGGAATAGTTTTTCGCAATTTTCTGCATATATTAAGGAGGGTATTAAAGTTGAAAACATAGCTAAAGGCAGACCAGCGGATTTCCCAATATTCGGAGCAACTAATCTATTTCCTGAAATCGTATATGCTTTATTAACGGATAAAAAATTTGGTCTTGCAAATTCTATTGGAGTTAGTTCTGTTGATAAAGATAGAATGGTAACTGCTGCTAAATTTTGCGAAGCTAATAAATTTTATTGGGATGGAGTTATAACTGATAAGCAAAACGTAAGAGAGTTTATTTACCAAAACGCAGTATTTAATTTTTTAGATTTTACAATTCTTGGTGGTAAATTTTCATTATTTCCCTCTGTTCCTTTTAATCCTAGTACTTATGTAATTGAGCCTACACAAAAACCATTAGTTCGGGCTTTGTTTACTGATGGCAATACAAGGAATTTAAAGGTTAGCTTCTTATCTCCAGAGGAACGTCAAAATTTTATAGGCACAGCTTACTTTAGAAGAGAAGTTCCAAATGGTTTTTCCGAAACAGAGTCAATTACTTTAGCAGTTGCTGAAGATGATTTTATAACGCAGAGCGATATTGAAAAATTACCAATAGAAGTATTTGATATGTCAGATTTCTGTACAACTCAAAATCACGCTGAAGAATTTTTACAACACGCATTAATGATAAGAAAAAAAGTAGATCATGGTATTAAATTTGAAACTACACCACAGGCTGCATTAGGATTAAAGCCTGGAGATTATATAAGGTTTATTTCAGAGGCTACACATACTAGCAGATTTGAAAACGGTGTAATATCTCCTGATGGAGTTGTACAAAGCGTGGGTAATAATAGTCTTACAAATGTCAATATTTATCATTGGAAACCAGGAACAGAAGAAGTTAAAGAATCTAATCTAAATGTTGTAGATGGGTATGCTACAGATGCAAACTTATATGGATCTGTCTTTACAGTAAAACAAACAAGTGAATCTAATAGACTATATAAAGTTGAATCAATTACATACACAGATGAAGGATTAATTGAATTATCAGGAAGTCATGCACCTCTTTTATCTGATGGAACTCTTGCTACAATAAATTATGATCCCGTTAATGATTTTACAGGTGTGTAATGGCAACCAGTAGATTTTTCCCACCTATAGAACCTTCTTCTAGAAGCTACACCCCTGGAACGTACCCACAGACAGAATTTGTCGCACAAAATGGTGCAAAAACTGTACTTAGATATGGAAACAAAAAAGTAGATGCAAAATTAACTTTAGGGTTTACAAATATTACAGAAAATCAAGCTAGTGATATTTTAAATTTATACGAAGAAGTTAACTCTGATTATGATTATATTGAATTTAATACTGGTGATGCACTTGCAGGGATGACTCTTCCTGATACAACAAACATGAATTTATTTGATAAATTTAGAGAAATTGAAGGTTTTGGAAGAACTCTGTTAAGATACAGGTTTGATGGCCCTCCAACAGTTACAAGTGTCAGACCTAACAGAGTAAATGTGCAATGTAAATTTGTCGCTTGCCTCGATGGGGATTAGAATGTACTTAAAATTAAACTAAAACGATGTCTAAGTTTTATTCGGGTCAAGATGGTAAGTTATTTGTAGAGCTTGAAGATAGGGCCGTTTCAAGTACAGATGAAATTGCAAAAGTAAGGTCATGGTCTTTTACTATTAACACTTCAGTATTAGAAACTGTATCGTTAGGTGATTTCGATAGAACAATAATTCCTGGCATGACAAGTACAACTGGATCTGCAAGTATTTATTATTACGCAGAATCTACGAGTGGTACACATAATTCTGGTTTATTATCAACCAGAGTAATAGATAAAATAATGCCGAGGTCAGGTAATACACCTCAAAGCCAAGAAAGACCAAAAGTAAAATTTAGGCTACAAGTAGACAGTAATCATTATATAGATATGAACGCAATTATTACCTCCTTTGCAATGACAAGTTCTGTAGGAGAAGTTATGGCAGCAGATATATCTTTTGAAGCGGATGGTATTCCTACTGAAAGTCGTTATTAATGTCTATATATTTTGGATCAACAGGCTTTATTGAATTAAAACGTGATGCTTTAAATTCTGAAATATCAACATCTATAAACCCTGCTGACGTAAATACAACTAAAAAAAGATTTTCTGTAGAAAACGTTTCTGGTTCATTAATTACAGGAGATCAAATTGAAATAGAAACTACTGATGGAACTAATTTAGAGTTATTAGCTGGTCATAATTTTCCTGATCTTCGTAAATATATTCATATTGATGATATGGGTGGAATTAAACTCTATGACACTTTTGCATCTGCATTAGCTGGTGAAGTAACAGATGCACTTACATTAACCGCACCATCTTCAACAAAACTCATATTGATACGCACCAGAAATACTAGGTTTAGACCGCTTGCAAAAATTACAGAATTTGAAATTACAACAACAAGAGATACTGTTGATATTACTAATTTAGGATCAGAATTTAGAAAACAATATGAAAATGGTCTTATATCAGGACAGGGAACAATACAAACAATATGGCAGCATAGAAATTTTCAAAATGATACGGCTGATTTTGCTAGTCCAGAATTTCCTGTTTATCTAAGTCAATTATTGGTACGGATGCAGCAGGGAGCAGATTTTGAAGGAAGATTTTATGTCTATCACGATCCAACTCAAACTACGAACAGCGTGTGGTATCAATCAATGTGTGTGGTAACTAATGTAGCTATTAATGTACCTGCAAGTGGTTTGGTAGAAGCACGAATAGAGTTTATAACTAATGGTGAGATTAAACTACATAATGGAGTTCCACCATCATTCTTGTTATTAGAAAGTAGTGATAAGATATTGCAAGAGGATGGAGATGGTATTTTACTTGAAGATCCTTAAAATAAGATTTATGATGTACTTAAAAGTAACTTGACATGGCTGATCTACAGATTACACAATTACCAGAATTAGGTTCAGCCCAACTGCAAGCAACAGACCCGATTGCTCTTGCAGATGTCAGTGCAACAGAAACTAAGAAAATAACTGCAAAAAACTTTGTACAGGGTGCTTTTGGATTAGTAGATGCAGCGTCAATACCAGCTACAGCACTTAGTTATCCTTTATCTGTAGGACAAATTGTTACTGCTACTTTAGCCGATAGTGCCGTTACTAATGCAAAAATCACAGATGCAACTATAACTGGTGCAAAATTAGCAAATGATACGATTACAGCTACGCAGATAGCAGCAAATGCTGTTACTTCCAGTGAGCTTGCAGATGACGCAGTAGATACAGCAGCAATAACAGATTTAAATGTAACAACAGATAAATTAGCAGCGACATCTGTAACAACTGCAAAAATAGCTGATAGTGCTGTTACTTTTGTTAAAACTAATTTCAGTGATGGTGATATTCCTGGAGCGAAACTTACTGCTGATTCTGTTACTGCAACTCAAATTGCTAACAATGCTGTAACTGCAAACGAGTTAGCAGATAATGCCGTAGATACGGCTGCTATTGCAAACACTGCTGTAACAAGTGCAAAAATTGCTTCTAATACTATTACTGCTGATAACATTGCAGCGGATGCTGTTGGAGCGTCTGAACTTGCTGATAATGCGGTAGATACAGCAGCTATTGCAACAAATGCTGTCACAACTGTAAAAATTACAGATTTAAATATTACTACAGATAAGTTAGCTGCCAATGCAGTTACTGCTGCCAAGATTGCTAGTGATACTATTACTGCTACACAAATAGCTGCAAACGCAGTTGGTTCTAGCGAATTAGCTGATAATGCTGTTGATACCGCAGCTATAGCAAATACTGCTGTAACTGACGCAAAGATAGCATCAGGTATTGCAGGTACAAAAATAACAGATGGAACAATTACAGCAGCAAAATTAAATACATCTAATATTGATAGATCATTAAATGTAGCATCAGGTAATTTAGGAATAAATAATGCAGTAACAGGTGGTGCTTCTGCAAGAAATGGTATTACATATAATGCACAGGGATTAATAACAGCTACAGCAGCATTAGTTGCTAGTGACATTCCAGAAGCTACAACATCAGCAGTTGGAGGTGTAAGCGTACCATCAGCAGGTGGTTTGGCTGTTACAGCAGCAGGTGCATTATCTATAAACAACACTGTTACTGCTGCAACTAGATCAGGAATTACTTTTAACGATCAAGGATTAATAACAGGAACGGCTGCTCTTGCTGCGAGTGATTTACCTTTAGCTACTGCATCTGCTGTTGGTGCTGTATCAATACCAGTTGCTTCTGCTCCTTTAGCTATTTCTGGTACAGGTGTTTTATCTATTGCAAATAGTGGAGTAACAGCAGGTATATATCCAAAGGTTACAGTATCGGCTCAAGGTTTTGTTACTTCAGGAACAACTCTTGCTGCTAGTGATATTCCTGATTTGGCTACTTCAAAAATCACTACTGGTACGTTTGGAACAAGCTTTGTAGCAAATGATGCTATTACAATGGATAAGCTGGCAAACTTATCTACTGGATTTATACAAGAAGCATCTCCTGATATATCTGATTTACCTACTGGAGTTTTCTGGTTACAAGAATCTACAGGACAGCTAAGAATATTTAACGGCAACAGTTTTTTCTCTGTTGGTTTTGGAAGATTAGCAGAAGAAAACCTTAGATTTTGCGGAACATTTAATGCTACTAACGGAACAATAGTTACACTTACAGCCTTTGGAACGTCAGCAGGTTTTACTGTAAGCAACGCAATTCCAGCAGGTACAACAACATTAACTGGTGCTTATTTTGTTTGTGTTACTCCTGGAAATGGAACAGCAGTTGTACCAAGTACTAGCTTTGATGCAGGTGATTGGTGTTTATGCGTGGGTGCGGATAATTGGGATAGAATTGATACTTTATCTGGACCAGGTAGTGTTTCCAGTTTGAATGATTTATCTGATGTAACAGTATCAAGTCCTACAACTGGTCAATTATTAGTACTTCAGGCAAGCGGTCAATTCGCAAATGTTTCCGTACTTAGTGGAGGAACTTACTAAATTGATGTATCCTTTAGTTAAGTCAAGGTAAACTATGGCAATTCAAATTAAATTAAAGAATAGTGTTGTACAGGATAGTACTCCTAGTACATCTGATTTACCTGCTGTAGGTGAGATAGCACTTAACGCAAATATAAATAGCATCGGTGGCTTTATGCGAGCCAGTGATAATAGTATCGTAAAAATATTTGGCCCAGGAAGTTTATCAACACCCACTGCTACAACTACAGTTTCGGGTATATCTGAATTAGCAACTAATAGTGAGACAACAACTGGAACAGCTACAAATAGAGTTGTAACCCCTGCTGGTTTAAATGCGGTAACAGTTGCAGAACGTACCACATCAAATACTAACTATGTAGCAAAAGCTGGTAGTACTTTAACAGGTGTATTGACCATGCCTAATGGTTCTAATTCTGCACCTGCTATAAACTTTGGAGATAGCGATAGCGGAATATTTGGTGGAACGAATACTGTTAGTCTAGCTGCTGGAGGAACAACAAGATTAACTGCTGATACAGGAGTAAGTGTTGTTGGTACGTTAGCTGTAACAGGAGCTATAACATCTACAAGTGATTTAACTATTGCAGATAAGATAATTCATTCTGGAGATACTAATACTGCTGTAAGATTCCCTGCTGCTGATACTGTTTCTGTTGAGACTGGTGGCAGTGAAGCCCTAAGAGTTGATAGTTCACAACGATTGCTTATTGGATCGAGTACGAGTGTTGATGTCGCATCAAGTGCAGCCTCGTTACTACAAGTTGAACATACTTCGGGTAACATATCTGCTGCTTTTTATAGCACTGTAAATTCTACAGGACCATCAGGAACTCTTGCTTTAGGACACGCTAGAGGAAGTGCATCAGGTATTCTTTTAGAAGATGACGCTATGGGTCATATTCGTTTTGCTGGGGGCGATGGAGTTGACCTTGAAACAGTAGGAGCACAAATAGCTGGTGAAGTAGATGGCACACCTGGAGCTAATGATATGCCAGGTCGTTTGGTATTTAGCACAACGGCTGATGGTGCTTCTTCTCCTACTGAAAGATTAAGAATAGACAGTACAGGAAAGGCTACGTTTACTGTTGATGCAAGTATAAACAGCGTAAATATTGGTAAAGGTGCAAACTCTGTTTCTGGTAACACTGTTCTTGGAGAAAGTGCTTTAGATGCTGCTGTTACTGGTGGAGAAAATACTGCTATCGGTAAAGAAGCATTAACAGCTTTAACTTCTGGAGTAAAGAACACTGCCGTTGGACTTTCGGCTGGAAAAGCATTAACAACAGGAGATAATAATACATTTATTGGTAGAAATGCAGGTAAAGAAACTACAACCGCCGATGGTAATACTGGTCTTGGTTTAAATGCTCTTAATAATAACTCAACAGGTGCAAGTAACGTAGCTATTGGAATGCAAGCATTAGATTCAAATACAACAGCTTCAAATAATGTTGCGGTTGGACACCAAGCAATGCTTTACAATACAACTGGAACGCAGAATGTTGCAGTAGGTCAAACAGCATTAAACGCCAACACTACAGCTGATAACAACACTGCTGTAGGTTATCAATCTTTAACAGCAAACACAACTGGAACACAGAATACTGCTGTTGGTAAGACATCTTTAACAACAACAACAACTGGAAGTTTTAACTCTGCTTTTGGTTCAAGTGCTTTATATTCAAATTCAACAGGAAGTAACAATACTGCTTTTGGTAGAGTTGCTTTATATGCAAATACTACTGCCGATAACAATACGGCTGTAGGTTACAACTCATTAGCAGCAAACACAACTGGAACTCAGAACACAGCCGTAGGTTCTTTAGCTCTTCAATCAATTACTACATCTAGCACTTGTTCTGCTTTTGGTTATTCAGCTTTAAAAGTTACTACAGGAGCACAAAACTCTGGTTTTGGTGCATATTCTTTATCAAATAATTCATCAGGAGCACAAAACACTGCTGTTGGTTATCAAGCTTTAAGACAAGCTACTACAGCAGATAACAATACGTCTGTTGGGTGGAGAACTATGGATGCCAATACAACAGGTGCAGAAAACACTGCTGTTGGTAAAGGTGCTTTATTTGCAAACACAACTGGAAATAACAACGTAGCTATAGGTGATAAAGCCTTAGATGCTAATACAACTGCATCAAACAACACTGCTGTAGGTCAAAACGCTTTAACAGCAAACACAACTGGAGGTTCAAACGTAGCTGTAGGAGCTTTAGCTTTAGATGCTAGTACAACAGGTAACTACCTTACTGCAATCGGTATGGGTGCTTTGGGTTCAAACACCACAGCCGATAATAATACTGCTGTAGGCTATAAAGCATTAGATGTAAACACAACTGGAGCAAATAATGTAGCGGTAGGATCTTTAACCTTAGATGCAGCAACCACAGCTAATAACAACACAGCAGTTGGACAAGGTGCTATGTCTGGAACTACTACAGGATCAGACAACACAGCAGTTGGACTTAGTGCGTTATACACAAATACAACTGGAGCAAATAATGTAGCTATAGGTAGAACTTCTTTATTTTCAAATACTTCTGGTGCAAAAAATGTTTCCGTTGGTAATTATTCTCTAGATGCTAACACTACAGGATCTGACAACACAGCAGTTGGTCATAATGCTTTAACAGCAAATACCACAGGTGCATCTAACGTTGCTATAGGTAGAGGATCTTTAGGTTTTAATACAACTGCAAGTAACAATACTGCTGTTGGAGATTTGGCTCTTAATGCAAACACAACTGGACATTCAAATACGGCTGTTGGTGTTAATGCTTTAAAAGAAAATACAGCAAATTATAATGTAGCAGTTGGAAATCAAGCTTTAACTGTTAATACATCAGGTGAAGACAATACTGGTGTTGGTAATTCAGCTTTAGCTGCTAATACCACTGGAGATGATAATACTGCAATGGGCGATAATGCTTTGGTATTTAACACAACTGGTTCTAGTAACACTGGGTTAGGGTCTTTAGCCTTATATGCAAATACCACAGGAAATAATAATGTAGCTGTAGGTGCACTTTCTTTAAAATCCGCTACTACAGCTAATGAAAATACAGCGGTTGGCTATTCAGCAATGGAAGAAAATACAACTGGACTATATAACAGTGCTTTAGGATTTAAAGCATTAGAGGCTAACGTATCAGGTGAAAGAAATACAGCAATAGGCCGTCAAGCTTTAACTAACTCTACAGGTAGTCAAAATACAGCCGTTGGTATGAATTGTTTGTATGAAAATACGAATGGACAATATAATACAGCAGTTGGTTCAAGAGCATTATTGAACAATACAACAGCAGATAATAATACTGCTGTTGGTACTGATTGTGCAATGAATGTCACAACTGGAGTAGGTAATACCGCTGTGGGTAAGGGTGCATTTTTAACAAGTACTACAGGTGATAACAACGTGTCTATTGGAAAAGATTCTATGCAAGATAACACATCTGGAGGTAATAACGTAGCTATAGGATTTAATGCGTTGGCAGATAATGTGACTGAAGATGGTCTTACAGCTGTAGGTTATAAAGCTTTAAGACTTAGCACATCTGGAATTTATCTAACTGCTGTGGGCTATAATGCTTTAACTGCAAATACCACTGGAAATAGAAATACTGCTGTTGGATATGAAGCTGCAACAGACATTACCACAGGTGCATCTAACGTTTCTATAGGTAGTTTTTCATTATATAAAGCCACTACAGCAAACAATAATACCGCTGTTGGTCATACCGCTTTAGAAAACACAACAAGTGGAGAAAATACTGCGGTGGGTGCTAGTTGTATGAACTCTAACACTACTGGAACAAATAACGTAGCAGTAGGAAAAAGTGCATTAAGTGCAAGCACAACTGGAGATCAAAATACTGCTGTAGGTAGAGAAGCTGGAGCCAGCAACACTACATCATCACATAACACATATATAGGAAATGAATCTTTTAAAAATGGTACTGGAGGAGGTAATACAGGTTGTGGCTCTCAATCTGGAGAAAGTGCTACTTCAGGTAATTATAATACCTTGATTGGTTATAATAGTGGTCAAAATCTAACAACGGGAAGCAATAATTTATTCTTAGGTTATGAAGCTGGAATCACAGGTTCTCCTAACGGTAATCATACAACTCACAGCAATAGAATTGTTTTAGGTAATAGTAATATTACAAATGCACATATAAAAGTTGATTGGACTGTAACTTCTGATGAAAGAGATAAAGCAGATATAGCTGATTTTACAAAGGGTCTTGATATTATAAATTCTCTTAGACCAGTAACATATAAATGGGATATGAGATCTAACTATAGTAATGATTTAAGTGTTACTCCTGATGGTTCAAAGAAAAGCAATAAAACAGAAATTGGATTAATTGCACAGGAAGTTGAAACAGTAGAAAAAGCTAACGGATATGGTTCATCTGAAAATGATTGTTTATTTATAGATAAGTCAGATGATGAAAAACATTATGGTTTAAGATATGCAAGATTAATACCTGTTCTTGTCAACGCAATAAAAGAACTATCAGCAAAAGTCACAGCCCTCGAAGCAGGGTAAACTGTAACTAACTACCTTTTTATCATGGAAGAAAAAACCGCAGATGAAATTGCAGCAATCTTCTCTGCTGCTGGTGATAGCGTAACTGTTATCAATACTGCTCAAACATCAGATGAAACTGATGATGATTACAAAGACAAAATCAAGCGTAATGTAGAGCATCTTGAAATTATCAAGGAATACAAAAAGCTTGATGAAACAACATCAATTTGGACATCAGAAGATTTTACTGCTATTGACAAAGCTGTTGTTGATGGTAAAAAAGTTTATTCTTAGGTATCATTAGTACAATTATTTAAAACTTATGTCAAAATTATCTGAAAGATGCGAAGAACGTAAGCTGGAAGCACAGGCTCTTGCTGATAAGTTCAATGCTCTTGCTGAAGAAGGTAAGAAGATAGAAAACGAAAAAACACAAGTTCTTGAACAGTTCAACATTAAAAATTCTCAATATGCAGAATTAGTACAAATGGTTCAAGAAGAAGAAGGTGCAGAGGCCGTAGTCGATGGCTAGTGTTACCTGGGCATTAGCTAACGTTGACTTTGACGTAGACGATGGCTTTTGCCATACTGCACACTGGACTGTAACTAGAGTTGATGGAGATTATTCTGCATCATCTTATGGTAGCTGTGCGTTGACTAAACCAGAATCTTTAACAACTAGAACTGACTTAAAAACAACAGATATTATTGCTGATGTAAAAGCTGTTCTTGGAACGGATAGAGTTGATGAGATTTTAACTGGATTGACTTTAAAAATCAGTGAAGAAAAAACTCCTACGCAAGGAAGTTTCGTACCAGCTAGTTAGTTTTTACAGGAATATTTCTATCAATAATTCCGTACATGACATAAAGTGGTGCTAATCCTATAATCAGGAAAAGCACCATAAATGTTATTGGTACGCTTGCTTTAATTAGTGCTTCTCTTATCATGTTTCAAAAAATAGCTAATGTTTTAAGTATTATCTCATTTGTAATGGTAGCTTCAATGAGTGGTGGAGCGTACTTTGGTTACAAGTATGTAACTTCAGAACAGTTTAAATCAAAAGTTATGAATGAGATTCTTGGTAATGTACAAGGTATGATGCCTAAATTATTAGATCAAGGTTTACCTAAAGTTACTGGTCCATCAATGCCTATTATCAAATGAATTGTTGGCATTGTAAAACTGAACTTATCTGGGGTGGAGATCATAGCTTAGATGAAGAGGATTACCCATTAAGGTCTGGAGAATACAGCATGATAACTAATTTATCTTGTCCTAAATGTCATTCTTTCGTAGAAGTATATTTACCAAGAAATGCCTACGATTGAAATACCTGATATAAGTATCCCTGAGATACACATTCCAGACGTTCCAGAAATATATACTCCTCATTATCTAAGTATTACAAAGCCACCAGATATTGATGTTCCTGGTTGTACCTATCAACATCGTGATATAAAAAATACTGGTAATCGTAATTTATTACTGGAAGATCCAAATGGTGTATTTACAACGTGTGATTTTCCGTTTCCTAGTTTTATTCCTCTTGACTATACACCTGAGAATATGGTCATTACAGAAGAAGCACCTATCAATAATGAACCACCGCCCTTACCAGAAACAGAGCAGCCAAAAATTCCTGATTTACCTGAACCACCCCCACCAGATTTTCCTCCCTGCCCTGGGCCTAAAGATCAAAGAATAGGTCAATATGCTTCAGAACTTAAACTGGAGCGTGTCATAGGGCATAAAAGAAGCGAAGATAAAACTGAATGTATAACTTTGTATGAAGACGTTAAATTCATCGAAAAATACATACCAAATCCTCCACAGCTTATTAGTACTGCTGCTATTGCTGCTGTTGCTGCCACTACTCCACTACTGCTTAATATTGTCAAACCCTTAGTAAAAAATTTAATAAAGAAACTGACAAAGAAGAAAAAAGATGTAGAATAATTATCCGTAGATGAGTTTAATGCCCGTGACTTATCTACTGGGTTAATTTGTGATTGTGCGGCATAACTTGGTTTGGGGGTATATTTACAATAATATTTTGGCAAGTAGCTGCCTCTGGCGTTCCAGGTTTATATGTAGCTCCCAACTTCGCTTGTTTTGCACACATCTCCAAACGATATAAACTGATCTCCATTTTAGTTTTCTTTATCAATAGTCTTTGAGCTTCAATATTTACTGCTGTTGCTTCATGGCAAAGGGCTGGTGATTTTCCCAATGGTATGTTTACTTGAGCCGAAATTCCGTAATTCAAATTAAATGTATCTTTTTCAAATCTAGGTATTTCTGAATAATATAAAATCTCTCCTGTTTCTTCGTCATATATTGGTGTTCTAGTAACAGTTTCTCTAGGTAGTGCGAAAGACCAGCTATCTGTTATGTAGGGTGTAATTGTAAGGCTAGGAGAAGCACAAACTATACCCTGACTCATTCTAAAGCTCGGCATACTGGATGGCGTAATCATCGTGGCATTGTTATTCACTACCCCTTGGGCATTACTAGATGGGGAGGCAACCGTGGTATTAGCAAATAATTTTGTAGGACAAAGAAGTAAAGCTATTGCCCAAATGTAGTTGTAGTTTCTGTGGTTGTGCTTGTATTTATTTGACGAGTTATAGTTGTTGTTGTATCTAGCCCTGGAGTGATTAGTGTTTCTTGAAGAGAAAAGGCTGCTCCATCGTTTGTTATTGACCAGCGAGGTATAGCTTCTAAGTTTGGTGAAGTCCAATGAAAGTTTACTCCTCCAACTGTTTGTTCATTCGTAGTCGTAGGAGTAGGATTGATATATCCTGTTTCAGATTCGATATTATGTCCTGATGCCGAATAGCTGTAGCCTGTTCTGTATTGGTGGCTTGTAATCGTTTCATTTATTACTGATTCAGATGTGCTAGTTGTCTGAGAAGTCCCTGTACGAAATTGAGGTACTACGGGCACGGCTTCTGCGAAGTCTATCCATGTAAGTATTACCCCTATCAAGGAAAACCTTATACAACGCAAAAGAACAAGTGCCATAAATTAAAATTGCCAAGAGAACGGTAACTATTGGAATAATCATTCAGTCTATGGTTATGCGAACTGTAGTGCTACCTATGCAACTAGAACCAGATCCAAATGCACCAGTACAAGTATGAACTCCTGATGATAAAGAAGTCATTGCTCCAGATCCAAGAGTACCTCCAGATCCAACAGTGGTTTGTCCACCTAGAACTGGTAAAGCTGCTATACCGCTAGAAGGAGTTACGGCAGAAGGTGTAGCGTCACCCATTGTCACCGATTCAGTTTTTGAGAAAGCTGATCCAGCAGTTGTGATCGTAGTGTCTGTTTGAATCATAGCTGGCACTCCGTTGGATAACGAGCCAACATTGATCCCTCCGATCTTCCCTGATGTAGTTGTATCTCCTACAGTCACAGATGGTGTAATGTTATTTCCGCTAAGACTATATGTAGTTCCCACCTTGTTTGTAACAACGTATGGCATATCTACACTAATCTGAGCAGATGTCACAAATTCTTGTTTTATGTCTGCGAGTAAGGAACCGCAAGGCATAAATAAAAGTAAAGCAAACAGTTTTTTCATTTGATACCTACTTTGTTTTTACTATTATCTACTATTTTAGGGCCATTGCTGTTACTTATGCCACTTTTCTTCTGTCCTACACTAATTCCATAGCTTCCGAGAACACCGCTAACTAAACCTGCGGTAAACGCTCCATCAATCCTTACCTTACCCATGTATCCAAGGGTCATCATTGATAAACTCCAAGTCAAAATTAGAAATCTGATCGCATGACCAAACAAATCACCCCATTCAATGCCTTCTTTTTCTTCCTTCTCTTCAGCCATAAAAGTAAAGATTCTTGTCCAATACTAGCATTTTAGCTATGTTTGGGAAGTAACACATATTTATTCCATGTATAAAATTTTAAAACCAATCTTGATGACCTTTTTAACAACAACTGCTGTTAAACGATTGGTCGTAGATTTATTGAAATCTATAGCAAAACAAACTACAAATACTCTTGATGATAAAGCAGTTGCAATATTAGAAAAACAACTTTTTCCTACTAAATGAAAATTACTAAATTTCTCAACATTGACATAGAACCAGCACCTCCAGAAATGGAACTGCAAATTGAAATGCAATGTAGAGATATTATGAAAGCTAATGATTTAGATAATATAAAAAGATATTGCACTCATCTTGTTAGAAAGAAATTTGACCAAGACATTTTTATGGCTTCGCTATTAAACAGATTGATAGAACTAGAAGCTAATCGTGTAATAACAGAAATGAGAACTAAGAAACCAACTAATCCTTTAAAAAAATTCTTTCGTATTCAGTAAGGTATTTCTTTTCAAAATCTTTTACAAGCATGCTTTCAGTTTTATCAACTTCAAAATTAAATTTTAAAATTGCCGTACGAATATGCTCTGTAACCCAACCTCCTTGTTTTGAAACGACTTGAGCTTTGTTCCTTTCGTTGATAAAAATATAGTGGTCGTAACCTTTTAACTCTATATCTAAAAGATTTTTTTCTAAATCTTTACGTCTGATTTCTTTTAATCTGCGTAGTTTTAAAGAATCGCTCATTTTTTGTAGTTAGAAGGAGGATAAGATAACCAGTGTCTCACACCATTAATAATTTTATAATGACGGATACCATCTGAAACTACTCTTGTGCAGCTTGTAGTTTGTTCAAAGCCCTTGCCTTCAAACGATTTTGGACTGCTTGTTGCCAATTTTGTAAATCTTTTTGTAAAGCTATATCATAAACTTCTTTATCAATATTGTCTTGTAAAAAATCATAAACTTTATCTCTAATCCAAGACGTAGGTTTTATTTTTAATTGTTCTCTTATGTATTCATCAAACAATTCGCCTCTATTTATATCAATTAAAACATGATAATACTTTTTATTACCATGAGATTTTTTAGTTTCGGCCATAGTAAATATATATCTAGAATGATACTTTAATACGATAAATTCGTCAACAACCCCTGGGGAGAGTGGCTGTAGATGTCCCATTTCGTGAAATCACGTTCCACAACAGCGATTTGGTATGGGACACATGTATAGGACACATAAAAGTGTCCCATTGAATTTAACTTGATGGGACACATCTTAAGTGTCTCATGGTAGTGTCCCATAGTAAACACATTGGTATGACTACGATTTAGCTAGATGGGACACTTATTGCACCCTCTCCACGCACGAGGACTGCTTTATAAGAAAGGTAAGAATTTCTTTCCCTTACTTCAATTAATCCTCTTTTTAATAATCTCTGGAGCGATTTTCTTATAGCAGCAGGTTTACCATCAAGCAAAGGATCATTAATCAATTCATTTGTGGTGCGTGCTTCAGGGTGAACAGTTCTTAACTTTTGTAAAACACGATCACTAACGCTAGTAGGAGAATTTGCACCCATAGCAACTTCAGGTGTGAAATCTTCTAATGAAAAAGTAAGATCCTCAGACATTTTCATAATTAGCTGAGTTCCCATTCTTCCAGACCTAGATTTTTCAATAGAAATAAGTCTACTGGAACGACCAATTTGCCCAACTTGTTCTTCGGTAGGTTTTTTTAATGCCCATACTTCATCAACAGCATCTCTAATAGCAGATGTTCCTCTAAAACCACCATTCTTATTTGCGTGATGAATTATAAGGATTGTTGTAGAAGGGAAAAGCACACCATTATTTCTAGTTAGCCAATAAAGAGGTTGTGCAAAATCTGATTTATTTTCATCAAATGCTCTTCCACCGCTACAGCCAATCAAAGAATCAATCACAACTAATTTAGGTTCATGGTCATTCATCAGTTTGATAAATTGAGCATACCTTTGTAATTGCCAATCAGTAAGAATTTTAGTGTTTGTATTGACAGGAAAATCAACTTCTTCAAGTTGCTCTTTTAGCTGAGTTAAAGGTTGATCTCCATTTAGTAAAAGAATTGGACCTTTTTCAACAGGAACTAAATTTTCTCTTACATAAAATGGACTACCTGTAGCTATATGTTTTGCCATAGTCCAAGCACTTATAGACTTACCATCACCACCTGCTCCATATATCAAAACAACAGAAGGTGTTGGTAAAACATCAGGAATTAAATATTGTCTTTTTATATCCAAATCGTAAAGCTCTTCAAGGCTCATAATACCTTTTTGGCTTTCATATTGAATTTGATCGACAATAATTTTTTCTAAAGAAGATTGATCTCTATAACCAGCTTTTAATGCCAAAGTATTTAACTTGTAATTCATTTCAGCAGGGTTATCAAGATCAAGAATATTTTTGGCACGTTTTATGACTTCTTTAAAATCAAGAGTTGAAGTTCTAATTTCTTGAACTTTTTTATCTTCAGCATCTTTAACAATTTTCTTGCTTTCTTTAGAAAATCTATGCCTTTCAGGATCTTCTCTATCTGCTAACCAGATTAAAGTACCTAAACCAACACCACCATTTTTAAATGAATACCAAGTTTCAGTACAAGGAGTATGATGATCTCCAGCTTCTTCCCATTCATCTGCATAATCAGGGTCTTGTTGTGACCAGAATGACCATAAAGCTAAACCCATATCATTTGGTAAAGCAGAGTTGATAGCCATTCCAACTCTTAACCAATGATCTCTACTGCCAATACCTTGATGAGAAATAACAGAAAGACATTCATGAATAATTTGAGCTATTTCATCTTCTGTTCTATCGCTGAAATCTAAATCTTTTTTATTTTGTACTGGCTTTGCAGGTGCTTTCATCTCTGCAATTAGCCAAGCAGGTGCTACAGGTATTTTTGAAAGATCACCTTTTAATCTATATTCACCAGCTTCTGAACTATGACCACCTGGATAAGCACCAAAAATAACACCTTGTCTACGACCCCAAAGTATTTCGTAATCACCACCATCTTCTTTTCTAAGCCCATGACCCTTTACCTCACCCCATAACTCTTGTGGAACGGTAAACAGGTACTTTGCAGCATCTTTTTTAGTAGAAGTAATTTTAGGAGCATTTACGAGGGTTTCAGACCAACGTTTTTTTAACTGAGCATGGTTTTTATCAATATCGAGAATAACAATTCCCTTGCCTCTAATTCCTGTATAAAGACCAACAGCTTGTAGATCAGGATTTTTTTGTATTGCATGTTTTAAATCATCTCTATCAAAAGCTCTTTCCCAACTTTCTTCAAAAGGATTTTTACCAGTAGCTTTTCTACCAGATTTCATAGTTGCTCCTTTTATGTAAATAGGAGCATAAACCAAGTCCTTTGGTAGGGTATTGACGAAATCAGTAATGTTCATGTATCATTCTAGTAAGAGAAGTTAAAGCCTCCGACCTCATTCTACGGGTTGGAGGTTTTTTCATTTTAAATTATTTGCAATATAACGTCAATGTATTAGAATGAGATTGTAGTCGTAAGATTACCAAAATCAAATTCATTCAAATTCAAACTAATTTTATGAAATTTCCAGCTTCCTTTTTAGAGCGTGTAGAAAAAGCCGAGAACCAAGAAGATGGTTTAGGCACAAGTATTTACATGAATCCTGGTGAAATCGACCCGAAAAAACCAGCAGAGTTTGCTTTCTTACATAAAGACCCACTTTGCTTTTTTGAAGTATGGGGTATTCACATAACTACTGATAAGCAAAAGCCATTCAGATTTATTGAAGAGCCAACTGATAATGAAATCCTAAAAGAATTAGGAGGAGAATATCAAAGGGCTGTAAACACATACTCAGACGAAAGCCCAAAGCCACCAAGAAAACCACAGCTTTGCATGAACTGGAGCGTTTATGACTTTGACAATAAATGTGTTAGAGCATTAAAAATTCATCAGTTTACAATTCAACAGCAGATTCAAAGTGTTTCTTTAAATAGAAAATACAGAAATCTACTTGATTGGAATATTGAGCTAGGTAAAATGGTAGGAGCTAAAACTTCTTACAACCTACAAGTTGTTCCAAGAGATGAATCAACTCAGGAAGAACTTGAAACAGCTTGGGATAAAGCACAAGATAATGGTTGGGATTTAAACCGACTATTAGAGAATGGCGATCCTTCTAAAGCAGAATAAATAATATATAGGCAGCATTTGTTTTTTTAAGGTTGTTTTTCAAATGCGTAAGACCTATATTTTTTTGTACAAATTTTTAACTCATTTTTACTCACATGATTATGAACTCACCTCAAGCTATTGTTGTATCAAACGGCAATGGTGATAGTGCCTGGATAAAAGGTCAACTTACTTCAACACAGGAAGAAGTTTTTATCTATGCAGATGATGATAAAACTATTGATGTGAAAGCACTACCAATAGGTTTACTTCTAAATATAAGAGAACTACGACCAGTTTTTAAGAAAGGTCCAACTAGGCATGCTACAACATGTCATAGTTTAAACTTGCAAACTGATGAGGCAAAAGAATTTATTGCCAAATTAAATAATGATAGAAAAATTGCTGGCAACATGGAAAATACTATGGAGACATTATTTAACATGCCTCTTGAGCCACAGCAGTATAAAAAAGATAATTATGAAAAGAAATCAAAGTTATCTGTCAGCATAAGTTTTCAAGGAACTTTATTAAAGTGGTTTGAAGATACATTAGAGAAGAAAAGTGGGTTAGAAGGAGGCCGAATGGCCAATTCAAAACTGCTTGAAGATATAGTTATTTGGTCAATGATGAACGGATATTCGTAAAAGAATTATCTTAATGTTAAGACAAGTCTAAAGTGATGCCATCTTCGTGCTATGATAACAAGGCATACACATTATATAGGCTTTCTTATGAAATACCAAATGCAAAGTACAACAAGACACGAGCTTGAAAAAGAAGATACTTTCAGTTTTGAGTTTGATGTTCTTGATGGTTCTCTATGGTTCCATTTTGAATCTCCCAGAAGTAGAGATACATGGGTTGTTGGTTTTGAAAAATTTGTCCATTGTTTTGGCAATTCGATAGGTCAACTAGACTTAGAGCACAAACAAGGATTGCAAAAAATCACTGCAA